AGTCTAGTTCTTCTTTAAACAAATCAATCTCTTTACTAACAAACTCCATATGTGTATTTACTGTAGACATATGTTCGTTTATAACTGCCAAGTCTTTTTCTATGCCTGACAAATCGGGTGCAATGTAGGAATCTATTTTGGCTTCCATGTCTAGGTATCTTTGGTACACTTCAAATCCGCCCCAAGCACCACCTAATACTGTACCAATTAAAGGAATGATTAATAGTAACTTACTACCACCTACTTTAATCCCACCGTATTCTACTTCTGCCATTGCAAGTCCATTAATTTATTATGTAGTATTTCGTTAGCCAAACCGTTTCTTAATCCTCTTTGATTGTCTGGTATGTCCTTGTCTAAATATATACCCTTGTCTTTATAAAATACACCATCAATAAGTAGTTGTGTGTTATAGCTGTTGAATCCAGCATTAAAGTTTAAGAGTGCAAGTATTAGGCTTTGTAGTTTCTGTTGCTCTTCTAATGATGCAGCTTCACCCATTTCTACTGCAAGATTCTTTAGCTTGTTACCTATAATCTCACGCATCTTTTCTTTCTTACTAGCTTCTTTCTTTTTCTGTACTAGCTTTGGCTCTTCTACAACTTCTACTACCGCCTCTTGTTCTGGCTCTTCTTCTGTTTGTTCTTCTTGTACGGTGTCTTCTTCTGGCTCTGGCTCATCAAGTTCCTCTTCTATTGGTTCTTCTAAAGGTTCTTCTTCTAACTCTGGCTCTAGGAATTCTTCTAACTCTGCTTCTATTTCTTCTATTAATTCTTCTTGTGCTATTTCCTCAAACAAATCTTCCATCTCTGGTATGGCTTCTTCTATGGTTGTGGAAATTAATGTGTAGTCATCCAACGGTTCTATTTCTATTACTTGAAAAACCTCTGGCTCTTCCAAGACGTATATTGATTCAACATCTTCCTCATCAGCTTCCCAAACTTCTGGTACATCTTCCTCAACATATTCATCTATGTAAGCATCACTCCATCCATCACAACCGTAATCGTACAAAGGGTCCAATGCACATTGTTGATTATACACATTATCAGCATAGACTTGTGGGTAGTATAAACAACTGATATGACTGTCCGGTATTACACTGCATACACTTTCTCCGTTTGCTATTTCTACTGGGTCATCTTGTTGACTATTCCAAAAGATTGCTCCATTAGTAGGGTGATTATAGAACCATTGTTCGTACTCACCTACACTTAAATCTCCTACCACTCCTATTGTTACTGCGTGGTTATTTATTTGTACCTGCTCATAGTTTACTTCTATGTTACCCATTGGGTATATTGTCAGGTCAAATGTATTACTTGTGTTCCTGTTGTAATACTCTGATAAGTTTTCCCACATATACTTTTGGAAAGTCTCATCACCTTGGGTATAAAATTTGCCTATACCTGTGTCTATTAAATCTGTGTTCCAAGGCATTATGGTGTAATTAAATCTTACACCTGTAAATGAACTTAGGTCCTGTCCGTGACAACACAACCCATCATATACAATGCCAGTACCGGGTACATCAAGAGGGTCAAGAAACCCCACAACACCATTACTAAACATAAAACTAGTGACATAACTATTTCCATAAAAAGGAAAAGTAAAGTCAAGAGGTACTTCCACCCAGCTATCATCTGCAATCTGATGCTCAATTATCTCAGGGTCAGACCACGAGGATAGCGAGCAAGATAACACCAAGAATGCCACTAACCAACTTTTCAAGAAATACTCCTCTGTTCATATTAGAAGACTGTTGTTTCTCTGGAATCTTCTTAGGGTTTAGTCTCCATTCTTTTGTAGCTTCTTGTCCTATTAGCCCCTCACCTGTAGTGGGCGAGTTTATCGGGCAGGGAGTCCCGGCAAATTTCATTGCGTCATATACCGACCTCGTTTGGCACATTAAAGCAACTGCTGCTACCTTCATACCCATATCATATAATACTTTAGCATTCTTAAGTCTCATACAGTTCTCATCTGAGTAAGCCTGTCCTGTACTGATACCTAGTATCTGTGTCTGTACTGCTCCACTAACACCTACCATACATAAGTCACTATTACTTGCGTTAATGCTCGGACTAATTGCACTAGGTGGGTTTGTCCTTATTGTACTCTTACTATCTGTACTTGTTGTTACTGTGCTGTTGCTTGTGCTGTTTGTTACGATAGGGTCAGCAGCCATTACTGGCAATACAAACACTATCCAAAATGCTAGGACTATAAACCCAGCTATTACATTGTTACGCAGTCTGTCAGACATTAGGCTTCGACTTTAGCTGCCTTTAATTCATCAGTCGTAGTCATACTATCTACTTGCTTTGTAATATCTCTGAGCCTTTGCTTCTCTGTCACAATAGCTGAAGTTGAAGTACCAGCTTCTTGTGCCTTCATAAACAGAATGTCTTGTGCTTCTAACAGAGGTTTTCTTTCTGCTCTAAGTCTGTCTTTAGTTATGACTTTAGCTTTAGTTATGTCTACAGTAATTGGCATTAGAGATTCTCCTTCATATTGTATTTAGCTAAGTCCTCTGCACTTAAATCTGCTGAAGTCTTTTCATCAGAACCAGCAGTATATGTCCAAGCATTTCTAAAAGACCTGTCAGATAAGTCAACTGAGTCAGCTATGATTTCGTACTTAGTGCCAGTAGGTAAATCTTTGTTAGCTATGTGTATTAGCTTTTCTTCATCAGTACCTGTTAAGGTAGCTAAGAATTTAGGGGTTGGTGTTAATACTTGTGCTATTCCACTATTGTCATAAATTAATCTCATATCTTAATCTCCAAATGCTACTAGACAAACTATTTTAGGGTCACCCATTGTTTGGATGTCAAATCTTGCCCTTATACACTGTACTTCTACTTTGCTTGTATATATGCCACTTCCCCTAAACGATATAATTGAATAGGAATCAGTTTGGTCGCCAGATTCCATATGACCTGAAGTTGCAGATACAGAATAGTCATCATTAGCCATATTGTTTGACCAATTAATTTCATAATGACCATTAGAGCTATCTGTTACGCTTGACACATTATGTGAATCTTTAACTGATAAAGTTCCACTACCATCAAATTGAACCCAACCTTTCGCAGTAAACTGTGACAAGCCTCTGCCATCTGTAGTAATTTCTAATCTATCTGTTAATGATTGTGCTGCATCTGCACTAACAGAAGCTGCTGTTTGAAACCTTATGCCACCGTTAAGAAGTTGTACATTACAAGCAGTACCAGTTTCAATTGCTTTAGAGCCACTAGAATGGTATGTGTTATAGAAGATACCTAATGAATCATTAGGATAGCCACCAATATATCCTCTATCTTCAAATTGAACACCCGAATAACCTTGATGTGCGTGTGCTGTTTGTGTTCCTACTTTTATTTCAGCATTGTTTCCACTTTCAGATACATTTAATGTGCCTGTCATAGTACCACCAGCTAAAGGTAATACACCAGTAAGGTTAGCACCACTACCAGCATAGCTAGTCGCAGTCATAACACCAGCACTACTTAAACTACCTTTCTCTACTCCGTTGGCTTGGAACTTTATATCCTTAGAAGAACCATCAGCGTTTAGTGTTAGATGTTCGTCACTTGATTTTATTGTACTCACGCTGCTACCTCCATTAATGTGACGTGGTGATGATTTGCTTGTCCAAATAAAAGACTTCTACTTGATGGACTGCTAGTTATTTTTGCATAACACCTAAATTCTATTTCTGATGTAGAACCCGATGAAAAAGAAAAACCAATAGCAACATTTCTATGTCTAGTATGCCCTCCAGCATCAAGTGAACCACCTTCTTCGTGAACTGTTGTAGTTGTGCCACCCTGTATTTTGTCAATTTTTATACTAGCTACTACAAAATTTTGTGAATCATTGTCAACATCACCACAGACATTTAATTCAAAATCTGCAATTATTGTTGAACTAGATATTGATGGTGTAATTGTTGGTCTAAAACTATTATCTATTTCAACATAAGAAGTTGAAGTCGTATTTGCTGATGCTTTATATTTGACTTTTTTAGCTTGAATAACACTACCCGTAGGCAAGTCGCCATACTCTATAGCACTCGACTGTATTTTGTTGACTCCAGTTGAGCCACTAATCTCTGTTGGCATTTACTACTCCTATGGTTTAGGGTTTGCGTCTTTTACAGCTTTAATTGCTTTGTGCCACTCACCTGTTGCATCTAACTTACCAGCAGTCATATCGTGGTACAGTTGGTCTAACTGCTCCTTGATTTCTGCGTAGGCTGTTGCCCTTGTTCTTTGGTATGCGTTACCATCATAGACACCTTGCAGTCTTGTAACCTCTGCTTTAAGTTCGTCTGCGGTAGGTTCAGTTTGTTTACTGTCTAACCACTCTAATTCGTCACCTCTCAATACCCATTCAGCGTTTGGCTTTAGGGATTGTAGGGCATCAGTTGTTGTCATCTCATTTGCCATTTTTTGCTCCTGTTAAAATTAAATTAAAAATCATACTTCACTCCATCTTTTTGCTGAATATACAATTCCAGCCGCTGGATTAGTGCCACTACCTACGTTTACACCCCATCTAAAAGTACCTCCAACGCTATGAGTTTGTCCAATCAATCTGAAATAATAAGGTGTGCCTACAGACAATCCAGTTGCTAATGCTGTAACGCTACCTTCTACGGGAACATAGGTGTCATCATTTCCTGTTCCACGTCTACCTGAAGAGTGAACTCCATTAGCATAAACAGTCGTAAGACCTGACGTAAAACCAGTATTTGTTGCTCGTTGAACTCCCCAGCCTATATAACCAGCAGAAGCGTAGCTATCAAACTGAAATTGAAATTCAAAAATGTCATCTACGTGTTCGGGTGTAAGTGTGACGTATGTTGAGCCTGAAATATTAATAGCAGTTTGACTTGTAGATGTAGTTTCAGTTTGTGTTGCATAAACAGCTCTATCAAATTCTTTAAATCTAGGCAAACCCGATATTGGATTTTGTAAGGCAATTGTGCCTGTGCCATCTGCGGTTTGTATTTGGTCTACTTTAATTTTTGATGCCATTAGCCCGCTACCTCCATAAGTGTAATTCGTACTGGATGATTATCATTGCAAAATTTAATCTCACCATTGTAAACTCTGACTTGAACGCTATAATTAATTGATGAAGTGCTTGATGGACTATCTAAATAATGATATGTAGCCTTTGCACGAAGTTGTCCAGCACCATTATGAAAAAATTCGTGTTGCTCACTAGAAGTTATAGCTGTTGAATCTCTATTTAATCTTGTGCCACACCCTCTGTTATCAGTTGGAATAAGATAAAGTACATCGTACATAATCCATATTTTGCTTGAAGTAGAACTTGGTGTTATTGAAGCATCTAATCCTAAATCAATATACGAAGTTGATGATGTGTTTATTTGAGTAGCATAATCGCCTTGAACCACTTGTAATATATGACCAGCTGGCATAGCAAGTTTATGACCAGTTGGAGCTGCAATTGCTTTGACTTCTAATGTACTCATACAATACTCCAGTTTCCGTTGACTGTAACAGTCTTGGTATCAGCGATTGTTATAGGCCCAGCACTCATACCATTAGATGTACTAGGAATGGTGATGTCCTCGCTTATTGTTTGGGCATTGGTTCTAATCACACTCGAAGTACCTAGACTTGGGCCACCTAACTCTACTGCTGAGTTAATGTCACTAGCAGTAATTGTGTTGTCTAGTATTTCGTTTGTGGTTATTCCACCGCCACTAATTGTTATTGCCATTCGTTACTCCTATGGTTTTGGAAACTCAGACTTAATTGCTAATATGGCATCCTTGTGTGTGGTCGTGCCATTAATAGCATCATCGCTGATTAATTCAAATTGATTTAACGCATCGTATTTAGCTTTGCGTTTTCTTGCGTATTCAGTTTTTGCTGTGTAATCTGCAAGACTGCTAAAAACAACAGCTCCTTCAGGAATATCAGTAACAACTTCAAATGTGTTTCCATTTTCAGATTCTGTTATGCTTTGATATTCTGTATCGTTTAATGGATAAATTTTTGTAGCCATAATAATTATTTCCTATCTTAATTGTATTACTCTGTATTGGTAAACAAGGCTTGAGCCATATGCACAAGTTACTTGAATATTAGAGCCTGAGCCTGTTACTGTTGTGTTGTAAGAACCACTTAAATTAGTAATTCTCATAGTGCTTGTAGAAGTTCCTATACTAACAAGTGCAACTACATTAGTTATAGAACTATTTGCTGATGCAGTAACTAAATATGTAGTGTGTGTGCCTGTGACTGCATATACAGTAGCTGATGCTGTGCCATCGTGTGATAATGCTGCCGTAGAACCTGAAGCCACCTCCTCAACCAAATTATCAGCACCATCCACAGAACCTGTTACAGTTACACCAGTAGCAGTTGTTTCTAGTTTTTTACTGTTGTTGTGAAAGACAGATACCGAGCCATTTTCTGTGCAGTTTATGTATGGTTCATCTGCTGAATCGCTTCTAAGAGAAAGGTCTGTGCCTTTAATT